TCACCACGGCCGGTGACCTTCACGCCAGACACTCGTCCGTTTGCGACGGTCGCCGCACCAGTCGCCTGCGTCGTCGCCCCGCCACCGGAGAACGTGACTGCGGGCACACCACCGTATCCGGCACCGCCGTCGATGACCTGCACGGCAGCCACGTAGTTCTTCTGGCTGGCCGTGGAACCGACCGGGGCTACGAATACGGATGGCTTGGAGATCCCGAGCGGCTCCAAGTGCGGCGTGTCGCCATCCCACCGGAACCCACGCCCGTAGCCGTCCACGCCGTACATGTCGTTCCAGCGGCCCTTAAAGAAGGACAGCGGCCGGGTGCCAGCGTAGGACAGGACGGTAGCCGTAGCGGCTGCACCGGAGCCTGTGGTTGCGGAGAAGGAAATGGCCGGGGCCGATGTGTAGCCGGTTCCGGCGTTGGTGAGGACCACGGCCTGGAGTGCCGTGCCGTTCATTTGGGCAACCGCTGCCGCGCCCGTCCCCCCGCCACCGGAGACGACCACGGTCGGAGCGGAGGAGTATCCGCTTCCGCCAGTGGCCACAGTGATCTTTACGACTCCGGACGCCAACTGCATCAGGACGGCCCCTTGCCAACGTACACGTATCCGGACGAGTTCTGGTAGACGATGTGCGGCACCGTGCCGTGTTGGTAGTGGAAAATCTGCACCACAGGAGAAGACGCACCTGTGTGCGTGGCGAACGTCACGCTCGTCACGCCAGAGCGGACAACCACGGACCCGGGAACAAGAGACTGCAGGTTGACTTGCGTGGCCGCGGCACCAGGCGGAACCGCATACGGACCTACGTTCGTTACCAGGCCCTTCCAGGCATTGATGACGATCATCCTTGGTCCGGCTTCAGTGGGGTGCGCCAGCCGCCGTCATGGTAAATCTGCCGACTGCGACCGGAGATCGGAGCGAGCTGGTCTTGCTCCATGGCCAGCCGCAGATCACGCTGATAAAGCTGGAACGCCTTGTCCTCTCCCTTGCCGCGGATGCGAGCAAGCCAGTAGTCGCAGCAGGAGTCCACGGCCTGCTGCATGTGCGGCGCAACGTCCACGGGGTCCGTGATCACGTACTTGGTGGACGAGGCAATCGTCCCGCTGTCCTCAGTGGTTAGCCCCGTCGCACCGCCCACCGCCGTGATCTTGCCTTCGGAAACCCATGGCGTGATCGATTCAATCGGACCCGGGTGGTTGGTTGTGTCGCCAACTCGCAGCACTGATCCGACCATGGCGGCGGAGAATGCCGTCCCGTTCCCGGTGACTGCCGTGCCAGTCCTGGCGATTGTCCCCTGCCGCGGTGCGGCCTCATGGCCAGAGTAGCGAATCGGCCTGGCGGAGCGGCGGTACGTGAAGTCCACAGTCTCCGCGGTCGTCGGATAGCCCAGCAGTTTGATGGCCCACCCGGAACCCAGAGGATCTTTGACGATGGTCCAGTGGTACGGCTTGCCAGATGAGCGGGCGACACGCTCAATCTTCATCGCCTCGTCAGGACTGAGGTAGATGCCGCTCCACCAGTTGAACTCGTCGCTCGGCTCGTCCATGTTCCTGAAGTCGGACGGCAGCGGGTACAGCGTTCGGATGAGCGTGTATGCCGACAGGGCTGGCTCGCTTACGCCCGTGAACTGACTGCCCAGCGTGAGGCTGGTCGCAGATGCGAACGTGGCCACGGGGTACGATCTGTCACCACAGCGGATCGTCCAGTGGCCGTCATTCGTCGCCGTCACGCCAGCGGTTGAGAAGGAGCCGCCCGTGAGCGTCACCACTCCGCCAGATATGGCCACCGTGCCAGTGGAATACGTGGCGTTGGTCACCACCCGGCCGTGGACATGGTAGTACGACCAGTCCCGGATGGTGGTCACCTCGCCATACGCCTTCTGGACTGCCGTGCGGATGTCCCTTTGCTCTGCGTCCTGCGGGCCGCCGTAGGACGAGACGATCAGCGACTCCACTAGGTCGAAGTAGGTGAGGTAGCTCACGCAGAATCCCCTGGAAGGAGCGACACTGCCTCAGACCAAGGGATAACTTCTACATTCGCCCCGAGAACGGCCTTGTCTGCCGCTTCCCACATGGCGTGCATCCACTGGCCCGGGCCGATGGCCGTCAGGAGGTCGGCCGAAGTCATGTACCGACCGTCCGCTAGGATTCGCGGGACGATGTGGCAATCAGGCTGACCGTACAAATCTTGTAGTTGCATGAGCCGCGCGTAGATGGAGTCCCCAAACACCAGCGCGTACTGCCTGGCGTCTTCGTAGGAGATCGGAAGCGTCAGGTCTGCAAGCGTCATGTGCGACCAAGGGCAGCGCGAAATGTCGTCAGGGCGTCATGGTATGCCGTGCGGCCGGCGGTGGTGAACGCCGCGCCGATGCTGTACGAGTCGATGCGAGAGTGGAAGTGTCCAATGATGCCTGTTCCGATCTGATTGCCTGCAAAAATCAAAAACTCTGTAGTGTTGGTCGATGAATACGCACCGCCTGAAGTTGTGCCTACGTCCACGTTTCGCGTGTAGCTGGAAATCGTTAATCCGCTTTCGGTCTGACAAAGGAATTGCGTGCGTCCAGTTATTGGTGAAGCACTGTTGGCTGGTTGTGTTCCGGTGCTGAATATCGCTACTCGCGGCCTGTTGAAGGTTGTTCCATTGTAAACGCTTTCCATCGACAAACTGCCGGAAAGGTTTGCCCTCGCGGCGACGAGAAACCGAAAGTTGATAGAGGCATCGGGCAAGAACGACGCGAACAGGTGGACCTGATTTGACCCCAGAAACGTCATCGGCAGGCCGGTAGACAAATACTTCGATGTGCCGTTGCCCAGGAGGCCGTTGTTCTCGGCATAGTCGCCCTGGGCGAACGTGCCTGTGTTCTCGTCCGTCGCGTTTCCGAGCGGAGATGCCGTGAATGATTGAGCGCGGTAGAGCGGCGTCCTGACGGCATTGAGCGCCGAGTCGGCGTTCCCGCAGAACAGGTTCAACCTGTAAAAGCGGTCGCGGATTCCGGCCTTGTCAATGGCCTTGCAGAAATCCGACACAGCCTTCAGCGTTGAGCCGCTGACTGTGCCGCCATTGGCTATGACACGCGACCGCCAGTCGGCGGCCTCTCGGTGGACGCCGCCGGTGCGTGGCCGCAGCAGTCGGGGTGACATGGGCATGCGACTAGCCCTTGGCCATGACCGTCATGGCGCACGTAGTTGCCCCGGCAACCACAGGCACCACGTAATTGACGGCGAAGCAGGCGTCAGGGACAGGATGGATGCCAATGGTCAGGGCCGTAGTGACCGCTGACCCATCGGCGTAAATCTGCCGTGGCGTCACAGCAGGATCTACCGTTCCGAACCAGTTGATCTGCGTACCGCCTCCGGTGTTGGCGATCATCACGCATCCGCCGCCGAAACGGCCAAATGGGAAGTTGCCAGAGGTGGTGGCGGCAGAACTGTTGGCCGTCACCACAGTGCCAGGGGAAAAGTGCCGTGCAATCTCGTTCATACTCCGCGTCCTTTCACTTTGTACGCATGCTTTTCGATCACCTGGGCTCGCAGCTCCTGTGCGCTTGCCCGTGGGTTCTTTCGCTTCTCGCGGCGGACCTCGTCCCGGATGATGGACTCTGACAGCAGCTTGCGTTGCGGTGGTGCCGGGCCGGGGTCGTAGTTGACGCTTCCGGTGACTGCCATGCGGCGCTGCTTCGCCACCTTCAGGACATCGTCGTTGCTGCTGACCCAGGCAGCGGGATCACGCCAACCGCGGCCGTCAGCGATCCCGGCGCAGTAGTACTTGCCAGATGGGTTGATCCCGGCCGCCTTCGCCTCACGGAGCATGTAGCTGGCCTGCCGCCTGGGCAGGGTGTCGAACTGCTGGTTGTTCTGCCGCCCCTCCAGGAAGGCCCGCTCCGTACCCTTGGTTCCCGGAGGGCACTGCAGGGCCACCATTTCCGCCCACCGCTCGCCGTAGGGCAGGGCATTCTGATAGGTTTCGACGGCCTCTCGGCCCCGATCAATCACGGACTGGGGAATGGTCATATAAGACTATTGGGCCGGTGGGGGTGGTGGAGGTGCTGGCGGTTCGCCGGGTTGCGGACCTGGTGGGGGAGGCCCTGGCGGCGGCGGCGGTGGAGGCGGCGGAACCAGGAACTCCGCCACATCCATCTGATTCACCTTGCCCCAGGTCTGCAGCATGGCGTTGAAGATTTCTGGCTTCCCGGCCTGGAGAAGCCCTTGCGCCACGGGGGAGATGATCTGCATAAACGTGTTCAGGTTCTCGGTCTTGGTGGCGACGTTCGGCTTCCGGGCGCTGCCTGCCTCAACACGGTAGGAATACTCGCGGACGATGTTGTCCGGGGCCTCGTTCTGTACGTGCATGCCCCACGCCTGGGCCGCCATCGGGCCAAGGAGCGGTTCAACGTCCTGCGGGTAGATGAGCCACCGTGCCATCAGGGCCTCCTTGCGGGCGACCTCCGACAGACGGTCCTCCAATGTGTTTGCGTAATCGTCTGGCCTGACCGAAATTTGCTCGCTCTTCACGGCGGCCTCTGCCGCACTTCGGAAGGCTGACCTGGTCATGCCATAGATGAGTTCGGTCAAACCCACGCGGCGGTCGAACAGCTCCGTGACGGCCTGGATGATGTTGTACATGTCCTGGGTGACGCCAGGCATTTGAAACACGGAGATGACATCGTTGACCGAGCGACCAACGGCCTCCGAGATTTCTACGATGTTGAACCCGCCCTCGCTCTTCTCCAGGATCTTCGATTTGATGTCGGGATCCGCGGCCTTCGCTACGCCGATCAACGTCTGCGAGGAAGTGGCGATCCGCGTGGCAAGGAACGACATCGCCCAATTGATAAATCGAAGCTCCCCGATACCTGGTTTGATCAGACTGATCGGCCAGGAGTAGCCAGGCTGGCGGTGCCAATCCAAGAGCGTGAACGGCCATCCGTTCGGCTCCGCCCAGAAGGGGATCGGCCACTGGCAGGACATGAACAGCGACTGCGGAATGCCAGTCTGATCGACCTCTTCCTTCAACATCGCTGGTGGAGCGTTGAGCGGGAAGTCGATTCCCTCCGCAACGACGATGTAGCAATTCGGGCCAAGGGCGTCGAACTTGCCACGCAGATCCTTGTCCGCGTCCTTCAGCCGGTCACCGAACCCGGTCTTGGA